TTCACACGTTTCTCAACGTCAGACATTAATTTTTCAGCACCTGTTAATCCAGCTTGGATTACAGTTTTTTGCTCTTCCTGTTTTGCTTCCTCGGAGGCTTTTTGAACTTCAGCTTCGTTAGCAGCTTTTTGAGCAGCTTCTTCTGCAGCCTTCTGTTCAGCAGCTTTAAGTTCGGCTTGTTTCATTGCATACTGAGCAACTGCTTTTTCAGCAGCTTCTGCAGCAAATGATTCAAGATTGAACTCTGGGTTGCTTTCAGGAGATTTATTTTCTTTTGACATATTTGTCTCCATTTCCTTGGCTTTCGCCGTACTTGGCTGCTCAATTTCAACAGCGTCTGCTGAATCTTTTAAGTTAGCCTTATAAAAAGTTTGCTTATACTCATTGTATTCGTCCATAGAATCGAATGACTTGCTTAATCCAAAGGTTGCCCCTTGGTTGCATGGCACTGATACTACAGATACTTCAAAAAGCTCTGCGTCCTTTATCTTATATCCATCGGTTTCGGTCATATAATCAGCGTCCTTGACTTTGAAACCAACAGAAAAAGCCCCAAGGACACCGTCTTTAATTAATTGTGTTACGTTATCGCCTGCACCTTTTGAAATCTTTGCAGAAATCTCGAGTCCATTCTCAGTAACTTTTAAATCTTTTGCACGACCAATCGGTTTGTCGTAATTATGATTGAACAAAATAATTGGATTACCTTTATAGTTTTCTAATCCACCTTTTGTCCAAGCATCTGATTCGATTATGTCGCCTGCTCTATCAAGAGCGTTAGTGCTAGCAGATCCTTTAATATCAACTCCACCATCTTCGGTTTCGCCTAATGTTTTAAAAGTGCTAGTCCAATGATAAATTTTATTTGACATTTTTCGTCTCCGCTTTCTTAGCAGGCGCTTTCGGTTTTGCTTTTGGGGCGGGAGTTGGTGCTGGAGCTTCTTCAACTACAGCTACTGGATGCCTTTTATTCATGGCTGACAACACTCGTCTCCAAGAACCAAATGCTCGTCTGAGCATATAGTCTTTAACTGGAACGTCATTGCCATGACTTTTGTAAGTTGGTAAATCCATTTCTTCGACGCCTTGTTCTACAAACCAGTCGGATAATGCTTTAGCCATCATATTCTTTGTCATTTGTTTATTCCTCTTCGCTTGGGGCAGCCTCTTGAGGTCTACCTCCTTCTTCGGGATTTGCTGCTGAGCCTGCTATATTAGCTGGTACTCTAGGTTGGTCGAATCCATCTACTGGATCTTTACCTAAAGCCTCTCTTGCTTCATTTGGGGACATAATCCCTGTATTTACAAGAGTGGCATAATATGCAGCTTGGTCTCTTAGTTCTGGTTGTAAAGCAGGTATACCTGTTACATCCTCAGATACTTCAAAACCGAAGTAACGCTCAATCGCATACCCTAGTTTTCTTACGATTGGTAAAATTGTCTCTAAATAATAAAGCCTATGATTAGGTCTTATATTTGCATTATTACCGCCGTCTAGTAAAATGGGTGGTATTCCCATCGCTTCTAGTATGATTCTTTCATTTGACTTGATACCTTCTTGGAAATCTAAGTCTTTGAAGTTTACTTCTGTTAAGTTCTCAACTGTTAGTCCGCCATCTAAGAATAGAGGGCGACGACCGCCAGATTGTGGGTTATATCTTGCAACCCATGCCTGTAACATTCTTTCTTTTATCTTCTCTGAAAGTGTGTTTGGTGATTTTAGTACGAGTCCTGGAACTGCTCCATTTTTGAAGAAGTTATCTTGAAATGTTCTCATACTTGATAAAAGCTGCATAGTTCTAAATGCTGGCTTTAATCTTGGTACTCCTCTGTATATGGAGTTAAAACTGTTTTCTTTAATATGTATAATCTCACTAGGACTATAGTCTAAACTATTTTCATATGTATATTTTGCAACAAAAGTATTTGGGTCTGTTTCTATTCTTACTTTATCTGCTGGTAAATGATAGAGATGTGCCCCATCAAAATAAATGAAGATGTTACCATCTATCATTAAGTCAATAATTAAATTTCTTTTAAAAGAATTAATATCCTGAAAAGGATTTGGCTCTCTATTCACTAAAAGATCTACTTTTGATCTTCTAATATTTTTTACTATATTGCTTGTTCCTGGTGTTTGATTTCCGAGAGAGTATGGTATATCTGCTACATCGTCAACTATCATATTGACTGCTCTATTCACTATTTCTAGCTGTTCATATGCACTTCTATAATTAGTAACAATTTCACGAGAATCTACAGTTAGACCTTCATTTCTAGAAATAACATATTGGGCAGGGTTGAGTTTTTCCTCAGTTTCGGGAGTTCTACCTAATAGTCTATCGTACCATGCCATGTTGTTTTTCTCTCTGAATCTCGACCCATTTATTTTGTTTCTCTGCAGTAATCAATTTGGGTCGTTTACCATATATTGAGTGTAGTCTAAGATGATGCTTGTGACAGAGAGTTACAGTATAATCATATACTTTATCGTAGTTTTCATCAATAAAGGATTCTCGAAGTGCTAGTATGTCTTGTTCCTTCTCTATAGTAATCTTTTTCTGTTTTAACCAAGTTTCTAGTAGTTCGGTTAATCCGTAATAATGATGAAAGTCTAGATGTTCTGTGTCGCCACAGATATAACAATTATCTGATTTCTTATACTGTGATTTAGCCTTGTCTCTCACATATTTAACTAAATCTCTTTTTAATTTCATATTTCTACTCTTAATTAGAATTATACCAAAAACTTACATCAAATGTCAAGAACTGTTTTTGACAGGTCTTATTAGAATGTAGTGATATTGGTTTCAAATGAATAGAGTGCGTATCGTAAAGCATCAGCCATATGAGATGCCATGTCATGTTTTGGCTTTTCTCTCATTAAATTAGGATTTGGATCCCATTGGTACTGATCTAAGCACATTTGAGCTTCTTTGCATTTCTGATCAACCATAAGCCCATCGTTATCCACTATGCCCGCTACATGCCCTATTCCGTCTAGTACTGATTTCTTTGCATTAATAGTGCTAATATCATAATTTTGTGCAAAGTCATATCTTGTTTGTTGAGCAGCGGAATCAATGTAGATATAATCAATATCCCATTTTTCTATCAGTTTTCGTATTTCAGCTGCGTGTTGTTCTGTTGTTCTTTCTGAATTATAGTATTCATCTACTAAGTGATAAGTTGAAGTATCCCAATCATATGCTAATACACATAAAGCTGTAGGATCTTTATACCCGACATCTAACCCTGCGAATACATCCATTTCTCTTGTGTCAAGTTGTGAAAAGTCTCCAGTACATTTTTCATGGTTAAACTTCCATATCTGTCCTTCAAATACATTGAAGTCTGCCATATACTCTTGATTAAACTCAGCCTCTGACATTGTTTTTCTTGCCTCGATAATATCTGCTTCAGATACTCGAGGATTCTCATGGTAAGTAGCTTTTATACTACACCACTCTGGAAACTCTTCGGTCCATCCTCTATAATAAAACTCTGCGAAGTAGTTATTTCTACCTCGAGGAGTTGATATAAAAATTGCTTTGGAGTTTTCTTTATCTAGTGTAGGACGTAATGCAACATTAAAAGCATCTCTGCCGTCTGTTAGCGCTGCTTCATCAAATATAATGAGATCATAACTTCTACCAACTACTGAGTCTACCTGATTGATAGAACCCATTCGTATTGTAGAACCATTTGATAGTTCAATAACTTTGTCTTTTGCGTTGTCTCGTGTTACCTCTAAATCAAAATGCTTGATGAGATTTCTCTGTAAGTCAAATGAGATTTGAGATAGTGAGTAATTAGGTGACATAAGTAATACATGAGAGCCTGGAACTAAACAAGTTAGTTGTCCTATAATATTACTAATATATGTTTTTCCTTGTCGTCGTGATACTGCTGCGCAGACAAAACGATATTTAGGATTGTTGATTGCATTGATAATTGCAGTTTGGGATGAATTTGGAGTAATGTTTAATAGTTCTAAATAACCCTCTATCGGAAGTTTGATAAAACGAGTTTCTGAACTTATGTCCATATGATAGTCAGATACAATATCTGAACGGCTTATTTCGATCAATGTAAGGTCTCTTTTTCAAATAAATTAAATGGGTCATCAGAATCAAACATTCCATACTCTTTGCAAAGCTGTAATAAATATAAGTATCCGCTTGTAAGTTCGCAAATTTCTTCTTCTCTTTCAGATAAAGTAATACCGTCAAGTTTACGACTTTGTAACGTTGTTAGAAGTTTAACGGCATCTAACTTAACACCATCTAACCATACTTCTCTTCGATCTATTACTTTTGGTACTGTCATCTTTTCCTTCGTTTGATTCCAAGTTGTCTTTTTTGGGAGCGAGGTGGTCTTTTCTTTGAACCACCTTTACCTGCCCAAAATACTTTGTTTGCCCAATAGGCTGCGGAAGATTTGCCTTTTGCGATATTTCTTCCGTGTCGTGCTTTGAAACTGCGTCGTGCTTCTGGGCTATAATTATGCCCCATGCCTTGCGCTCCAAAGCGAATGATTTTCACTTTGCCACCGACTCTTACAGCTACAACTGCTTTCTTTGTTCGGTGCTTAGGAGTTCTCTTTGGACTGTTTAGTCGTGAGAGTCCTGCCTTTTTTAGCCTTGCTTTTTCTGCTGCTGTTAGTGCCATTGTGTATCATGTTTACGACTTTACTAAGTCGTCCTGCTTTCATAAATTTATGAAAGTCTCTGTGAATAATATTTATCTTCTACGTAATATTCGGCTTGCACCTTTTTTACTAAATCTAGCCCTTTTAGGGTTGACTGTTTTGCCGAATCTTGGTCCGATTGCTTTCGGAGCTGCTCCGTAGAATCCACCAGGAGTGGACATAGGAGTCTTTGTATTTACAAAGTTTCCTGCAGCTGAGTTCATGTCTCTAGTGACACCTCGTTTTAGTACATGCTTTCTTAATTTAGATGTACCGTGAACGCTTGGTCCACTTAGAAATCCGCCTTGTCTTGCCATTTTCTTTTCCTAAACAGGTTATCCCTGTTCCGTCCCATTTTTTAAATGAGTTTTTAATAATTCTTTATTATTTTTAGTGCGTGGTAAATTTAATAAGCTACGAAGTTCTTCGCTCCACGCTAGTCTTTGTTCTATAGCTTTCTTGAATTTAAGCGACATCCTTACTATTTGTAGAATCTCGTTTGCAGTTTCTCGTCTGTCCATGCTAGTCCTTATGTGACTTAGCTAATGAATTTTAGCTTTTAGCTTTTTGCTCAGCTTCTATCAGTTTATCTTTAATATCCACTTTGCCGTCCCAGTTCTTATCTTGTCCTGAGACAATGTTCACAAATTGTGTCCATTTAATCTTTAACCATTCTACCATTTTCTTCCTCGTATTGTTTTAATAGTTTATAATAATTTTCTCGAAACTCGCCCTGAGAGATTCTTTGTAAAGCCCAGTCAGTAAACTGACGTTCTTTATCTCTTACCTCTTTTAGTTTTTCTTCTGGCGATTGTTCGAACATTTGTTGGTCTTCCACCTACTCCTTGACTTACTGCTCTTTTTCTTCGAACAGCAGATTTTCTTTGAGCTTTGCTCATAGTTCTAGCACGAGCTAAAGGTACACATTTTGG